AATTTAGCGGGTTTTTGTGATACGTATATGGATGTTATGATTAAAGACAGTTGGAAAAAAACAATTACCGATAAATCCATTGTTTACCATTTGAAAAATCACAAATATACAACGGATGATATTGTAGGCAAAGACCCTGAATTTTATACAAAAAACTTTGACGTTTCTTATTTTGGACTGACTTCTGACGTGTTAAAAGCACAAGCCTTAATGATGCGGTCAATCGTTTGTAAAGAATATGATGAAAAAACCTACCTACTTTACAAAGACAATCAAATCAAACAACACTCAATTGGGTTAAGATATTTAATCATCAAACTATGTTTAAATAGCGAAGTTGAAGAGGATAAAGCATATAAAGCGAATTACGACAAATATTACAGTGAAGTAATAAACAAGGATTTAGTTGATCAAAAAGGATATTTTTGGGCAGTTGTAGAAGCTAAAATACTTGAAAATAGTTGCGTTTTATTTGGAGCAAATGAAAATACTGGGGTTTACGCAACCTCTGAAAAAGATAACACGCAAGCCGAGCAATCACTTGATATAACAGAGCCGCCAAAAGGCACTCAAACGAGCACAAAAAGAAGGAGAATAATTTAAAACCAAAAAAGATGTTTGAATACAAAACACAAAAAGAAATTGCAGACTTAACCGATGAACAAGCGGAAGTTTACGCAAAGGAATTGAAAGCTCACGAAATCAAGGTTAGAAAAACCGAAATTGAAGCAGCTACAAAAGTATTAAGCGATGAGCTTGCAACTGTAAAAACAGCATCAGGCGAATTGCAAGAGCAAATTAACGTATTAAAAGAAGTTGCTAAAACACAAGCACCAACGGAAATTCTTTTAGTTGATGAATTGAAAACCAACAAAGATGCGTTAATTGCAATCAGTAAAGGTGGTAAAGGTGAAATCCAATTAAAAGCACTTTCAAACAGAGCTTCTATTGATCCAAATTTAAACTATTTGCCTTTAGCGGAAATTACTCAATTAGGGGTTAAAAGACGTAGTTTATACGACGTATTACCTAAAATTCAGGTAAGCGTTGGAAATCACAATGGGGTTATCAAATATCGAGATTGGGATGAAGATACAACTGTAAGAGCTGCCGCAATGGTTGCCGAAGGTGCTCCTTTCCCTGAAAGCACTGCTAAATTCAAAGATTACACGCAACCACTTCAAAAAATCGGTGATACTTTACCAGTAACAGAAGAATTTTTTGAAGATGAGGCTCAAGCCGCTGGAGAGTTAAGAATGTTTTTAGAAACAAACGTAAACACGGTAATCGATAACCAATTGGTAAACGGGCCCGGAACGGGTATAACATTGCTTGGCTTAGTTGCTAGTTCACCAGCATTCGTGCCAGCAGCTAGTGGAATCGCTGGAGCTAATATTTACGATTTGGTTAAGAAAGTTAGAACTGCTATTGTTTTTAATAGAGGGTCTAAATATTCACCTGACATTGTATTGATGAATGCAAACACTTTAGACCGTTTACAATTAGACAAAGACTTGAACAACAACTACACTTTTAAAGATGTAGACAGCATTGGTTCAATGATTATTGTAGAGGACAACAATATGGCGGATAACGTTTTAATTGTTGGCGACAGACGATATGCAAGAATTTACGAAATGGGCGGTGTTGTAATTTCAGAAGGTTACAAAGGCGACCAATTCGTAGAAGATGAAATGACGTTAAAAGCTCGTAAAAGAATGCTTTTATTGGTTAAAAACGGTGACCGTACTGGTTTCTTAAAGGTGACTAATATCACTACTGCTTTAGCAACTTTAGCATCATAGAAATTATGAAAGCTAACCAAATAGAAGTAGTATTTACAAAAGATTGCGAAATTTTTAAAAAAGGAGATAAACACTCTTTTGTTAAATCTACTGCATCCGCTTTAGTAAACGAAGAAAAGGTAGCTAAATATTCTACTGAGATAGAGCAAAAAGTTAAGAAATCTAAAACAAAATAGTTATGTATATAATAGACGACACTTATTTTACCCGAGATTTAAACATTCCAAACTCCAACGAGGCTCAAACCGATGCTGGCAATAACTTGGAAAGCTTTATAGATGAGCAGTGTCGTCTGTTATTACTTAATTTGTTAGGATATCCACTATTTAAGGAATTAGATTCCTATGTAGTAAGTGGGGTTTTTATACTCTTAGAAACACCTCAAAAATGGATTGATTTTGTAAACGGCAAAGAGTACACAAAGGACGGTAAATTAGTAAAATGGCAAGGGTTAATAAGTACACAAGGTGTATTTAAAAAATCATTGATGGCAAATTATGTTTATTACAACTATTTGAGTTCAGAGCAATCTACACTGTCAAGTGTTGGCGAAATGGTTGTTGAGGCTAAAAACGGTATTCGAGTTAATTCAACTCAAAAGCTAGTTAGTGTTTGGAATTACTTTTTAGAAATGTATCAAGGAAGTCAAAATTATTCCGTTCTAAAATTTTACTATAAAGGATTCGTTCCAATTACTGATTATTTAGGGCACAATCTAACGAGTGAAATTAGTGCTATTGAATTTTTAATCGATAACAAAATAGATTTTCCTGACGCTTCTTTGATGCGTTACGAAGTCAAAAATCAGTTAGGAATATGATAGTAGTAGTTGAGGACATATTGACCGAGTTATTTGCTTTACTTCCATTAGCTACGTTTGCAAATGCTAAAACCGCACCGATTACATTTAGTTGGGGAAACGATAAAGATTTGGCAAAGTATTTAAAGTTAAGGCTGTCAAAGGTTAATTATCCTTTAATTTGGTTAGTTACGGGCGATGAAATTGAAAATAGAATGGCAAACGTAATATTGCGTAAATGCAGACTTATAATTGCTATTAATTCAATTCGAGAAACCGAAATAAATCCGAGTATTTGGGAAACTGATTTTAGATTAACTTTAAACCCGCTAAAGGAAAACGTTTTAATCGCTTTGCAAAACAGCGGAAAAACAAGAATCGTTAACCCTGATAAAGTGACCGTAAGACGTGAGCCGAACTATTGCGATGAAGGCACAAATAAAGCAAAAACTATCGACATTTGGAACGCTATAGTTTTGGATTTAGAAGTAGAATTTAACAGTCGAACAAACTGTTTTCAAGAAATACAATTTATTAATTAAAAAATATAGAAAAAATGGTTTTATTAAATCAAAAGAATTGTCTTACAGAGCGTAAGAATTTAGGCTTATCAGACTGTATCATTCAGGAAGGTAGGTTAACGGGGAAAATACTTGTTCCTAAAGGATGGAGCATTGATTTAACCGCTGGTGCTTTCGACTTAGCCTATGTGAATAGTCAAATTCAATTAGGTACATTCATTCCAATTTTAGGAGCAGTAGAGGCACCGAATGGCACACCAGAGGCGACTATCGAAGAATTTCAAGGCGGAGTTAAATCAGTTGTTAGAAATGGACTTCCTGAATTTACTTTTAAGTACTTGAAAGGGTGGTTGTTTTCAAACGCACTATATACTTACAACTCATTCCAAGCGTATGACGTTTTATTTGTGTTTGAAAGTGGAGCAGTTGCTGGAGCAACAAACGGCACGACTTTAAGTGGTTTTGATTTAGGTATGATTAACAGTAATACGTATATGTTTACTGATGGAGCAACAAGCTCAAGCGTATCAACTACAATTCAGTTAATCAACGCAACTCAATTTAATACCCAAGTTGCTATTTTAGATGCGTCTGTATTGGATTTTAATATTAATACGGATATTTTTCCCATTACTGACATTACTTTAATCGCTAGAGGTGACGCTTCTGAAAACAAAGTATTTTTCAAGGCTCAATTTTCAACAAACAGAAGCTCAAATCTTGGTGGCATTGCAATCGCAAACCTTAGATTCACGGTTAACGGGGTTGTGGATGTGATTACGGCTTTATCATTAGTGTTTGATGCAATCACTAATGAATGGAGTTTTACGCCAACAGCTACGTTAGTAGCTGATGATACTGTTCAAGTTCAATTGTTTGACGCTGTTAATTCAGTTGCAACTGCTAAGATTGGAAACAGATTCTATAAAGGAACTTCTAACATCGCTATAACGGGAAACTAGGAACGGGTATCTTCACGAGCGAATTTACCCAGCAATTTACTTAAATAACCAAAACCCTCTTTAATTAGGGGGTTTTATAAAACAGAAAAACATGACAAGTGCCGAATTAAAAACACAAATAGATTCAGAGGTTACGAATAAAGCAGCAAACAATAGCGTTTCACCTACTAATGTAGGGGTTAATTTAAAGGATGTTGTTGATTATGTAGACCAAGAAAAAATAAAATACAGACAATATAAAGTTGCGGTTTTGCCTACTTCTATTGCACACGTTCTTCTTGACGAAATAGGTTTTTCGTCCGCAATTGTAACAAATCCTTTTAACGGAAAAATTACAGTTACAAAAACGGGTGTGTTTACTAGCGTTGACGTTAATAAAATAGATTTTATTGTTACTAATGTCAACAACGCTGGCTCTGTTTTTATTGGCGTTGGAAGTCAAGGCGGTGATTTTGGACAAGACCCTAATGACAAGTTTACAATTAATTTGTTTGATATGGCTGGCGGTCAAACATCTACACCAAACTCGAATGTAATAGTTGAAGTTCGAATTTACGATTAATTTAAACCTTAAAAAATGGAAATATTCAACAAACATATTTTTGGAAGTGATGCGGAGGAATGGTTAAAACTGTCTAAGGATGAAAAAACCAAATGGATTAAAACGCACACAAACCAAAGTAGTGACGAATTAATTAACGAGCTAATTGAAACTCTCAAAAAGGATTGTAAATGCGGGTGCATCGATTGCGGTAAAAATAAAGACAATGGCAATATCAGCAAAACAAATGTTATCGAGGACAAAGCAATTGACAATAACAAAACTTCGGGAAATAGTTCAAGAAGAATTAGTAAAGGACGAAACAACCCTAAAACTACTTAAGGAACAAGATTTTTTGGAAGGCGACATTTACGGAAACGGCACTTTAGTTAAGTACCGAAGTAAAAATTATGAGATATTCAAAGCAAGCAAAAACCCACTGGCTGGTGGGGCGGTGGATTTAATTGATACGGGTGCGTTTGTTGATGCGATGAAATTAAACAAAGGCAAAAAAGGCGGGTTTAAGTTTGGCAATACCGACAGTAAACGCAAGAAGTTAGCTGACAAATATGGAACTGATATTTTTGGATTAAATCAAGATGTTTTTAATAAATATCAAAAAGAAATAATTGCACCAAGATTTAAGGCAAAAATCAGAAACATATTAAATAAATAACTATATTTGTTCAAGTTTAGTTTAGATTTGATTTAACAAGGATGCGGAAAGACAATTGATTTTGTTTTTTCGCATTTTTTAATTTACGAAAATGCCAAAGTACAACTCAATCGATAATATTCCAGCCAAAGTATTCTTTGACATTTTAAAATCAAAAGACTATTCGTTACTTAAACCAAAAGAAAGCAAAGAAAATGTGGAAGGTGTTTTTGTAGATATTTACGATGAGTATTTTTTAAAGTCAAATAATCCAGAGTCAAAACGTTATTTAGAAATAACTACTAAAATCGGGTTTTTAGAGTACAAAATTCAAAGCCTAAAACAATTCCTTTATTATTATTACCACGATAACAAAGGCTTCACTGTTGAATTTGTAGAGGCGTTTAAAAAAGGATTTGGAATTACAATCGATATTATAACAGACTTTGAAATAGAAGTAAATCGAATTTTGACAATTGAAGTAGGTATAATTGATAATGATTTAACTTTTTTAAAGGACGAATTTAACGACATGGTTAAAAGAAGTCAATCCAAAGAATTTAATTACTATGAACAAATAGTAAGCATTGGAAGCGTTTTAAAGGAAAATAGTTTGGTAAAAGCAAATATGACTTTGGCGGTTTATATTGAGTGCGAAAAATTAGCTTATAAAATAGCAGAAAATTATAAAAAGAAATAATGGCAGAATTTATAGAATTTTTATCGGCATCCGCATTAAAAGAATTGCAAACGGCAAACGCTGAACTTATTAAAATGGTTTCAAATGTTGATGCAGTTGGTCAAAAAATGAAACTTATAAATACTCCTAGCGGATCGGATAAAGGACTGAAAGGATTAACCGTCGAATATGAAAAGCAAGAAAAGGCAATAAATAACGTTAAGACTAAACTTGTCGAATTGTCAGCAGTTGAAAAGGAAGAATTACGAGTAAAACGACAATTAGAAACGGTTCAGGCTAAAATTACTACGGCAAATTCACAAAACACAATTGCGTTAAACACTCAAAAAACTGTTCTAAGGTCATTAAACGGTGCTTATGCTGAATTGTCCGAAAAGGTTAAACGGGCATCGGACAACTACCAAAACATCATTGTAAGAGGACGGACGGCAGAGCAAACACAAAAGCAATACAATAGAGAATTACGGACGGCATCAAATGAATTTTCTACCTTACAAGCAAAAGTATTGCAAGCGGATAAAGCAGTAGGCAAATGGAATAGAACGGGAGAGCGTTCAATCGGTTTTGCTAGAAACTTATTAGGTGCGTTTGGGGTTGTCGGTGGCGTTACTTTGTTTGCTGCAATCGTTAGGGACGTTTTTAATTTAACAAAGGAATTTGATAGCCTTAATAGGGCGTTGGCGTTGGTTACTGGTACAACGGGAGTTTTTGACCAAGCACAAGCATTTATACAAAAAACTGCTCAAGATTTTGGCGTATCATTGGCGATTTTAACTAAACAATACACTCAATTTTACGTAGCGGCAAAAGACAAATTAAGCTCGCAACAAATTCAAGATATTTTTCGCTCAATTACAAAAGCGGGTGCTGCAATGGGTTTAAGCGTTCAACAACAAGAACGTGCATTTTTGGCACTTAATCAAATGATGTCAAAAGGCACAATTCAGGCCGAAGAATTACGGGGGCAACTTGGTGAGGCTTTGCCCGGTGCTTTAGGTATTATGGCAAAGGCAGTAGGTGTTAATGAGGCACAATTAGGCAAAATGATGGAGGCTGGAGAATTGTTAGCTGCTGATGTTTTACCTAGATTTGCAATTCAACTTGAAAAAACATACGGAATTGAAACGCTTGAAAATATTGATTCGTTGGTTGCATCTCAAGGCAAATTAACGGTTGCATGGGAAATGTATGTGGCATCATTGCAACAAGGGCAAGGCGTAACCTCTCGTGTTTTAAAAGCTATTTCAGACAGTTTTGCAAACATTTTACTCGCTATGCAAAGAATCGACGAAGTTGGTTTTTTAAGAACACTAGCGGGCGACCAAACTAAAGCGGAACGAATTGCAAACGGATTGAATTCAATTGAGGAAGGTTTTAAAAATTCAAATAAAACCGCATTAGAATTTTACAGAGAAGAAAGAAAGCGAGTTGAGGAAATTGTTGATGTTTACCGAAAGAGGGACGCTCAATTAGTCGCCTTAGATAACGTTTCACGGACGAACCGCTACAAGGCGGAATTGGAGACGAATAGAGAAAGTTTAAATGTTAATATCAGGATTCAAAATGCGTTAACCGATAAACTAAATGCAGAAATAAAAATAAGAGAAAAACTAATTGAAACGCACGTTGAGTTAAATTCAGCAAAACAAAAAGGCGTTTCACAAGATGTTTTAAAAAATGTTGCCGCATCCAAATCAAATGAAATTCTAAGACAAGAAATTACTTTAATGCAAGTGGTGACAAAGGCAAAAAAAGAGGACACAGAGTCTAAAAAGAAAAATAAAAAAGAATTAAAAGAACGGCAAGAGCTTTTAATCGGTTCGGTAGAGTGGTTAGAAAAAGAAATTGCTGCATTAGAAGCCCTTAAAAGACAAACAGCAACGACAAACGAGGAAGTTCAAAAGTTTGATGAAACTCTACAAATTTTAATTAACACGTTAGACATGTTGTTAAATGGCCCAAAAAAACCCAAAGTAGAAGATGATACGGTTACAATTTCCGACTTTGATTTGTCAGAGGCTGGATTGGAAGAGTGGTATAAAAGCCAACAACAAAAGTTTGGCGAGCTAGGTGATGCTTGGCAACAAGGATTTATAGACTTTGCAAACCAAGCTCAAGAAGCATTTGCGTTAATTGAACAAGCATCAAATGCACGCTATGAACGCGAGTATGACCGTTTGGAAAGAAGTCGAGATATTGAAATATTATTTGCTGGTCAAAGTGCAACAGCACGAGCCGAAATAGAAAGACAATATGACGAAAAAAGACGGGTTATCCAACAAAAACAAGCCAAAGACAACAGAAGTTTAGCGATATTTAACACCACAATCGCAACAGCTCAAGCGGTTGTTTCTGCTTTACCAAATATTCCTTTGTCAGTAGTTATTGGGTTAATGGGTGCAGCTAAAATAGCATTAATTGCAAGTCAACAAATACCACAATTTTATAAAGGTACAGATAACGCACCCGAAGGATGGGCGTACACTCAAGAGCGAGGGGCGGAAATAATTACGGATAAAAACAATAAAATTAAATCCTTTGGTAATAGTGGCGGGTCGGAAATGACCTATCTAAATAAAGGCGATAAAGTTAAAACAGCAAGCGAAACCATGGCTTTCAATCAGGGATTGAACAATATTTTGACTAGCAACAATATTAGTGGTGCAAAAGTAGTTTTTAATGGGTTATCTAAAAGCGATTTTGACAACGGAATTAGTTCTTTAAAATCAACAATTCAAAACAAAGAAGGAATCACAATGATTCGAGATAAAAGAGGCGAAAGGATTTTTAAACAAAAGCAAGGGCAACGAATTGAAGTGATTAATAATCGATTAAATGTCCGTGGATATGACATATAAATTCAAACACTTTTTAAATTTCATATCAATTCCTCAAATTGGTAGAATCCAAATATCAGAGCCTTTTGGTTTTGATGGCAGTTCTATGACTATTAAACAAGGTGACAACTACGGGCGTGATGTGGTGATATTTAACGATGAAATTGATTTGGAATTTACCAAAGAAAATTTTGAATTAATGCAAACCGAGCAACAATTTATCGACGCAACTCCTTTTATTTACGCCTCACAAGGTTATGATTATTTGGTTAATGTTTTGGAAAATGAAGGATGGGAAGGGCTTGTGCAGTACATTGTGCAAGATGAAAGCGGTGTTGATTTTGTTATAGGTAATTTTGACTATTTTACGGCACAATTTCAAAAGGATTGTATTAAGTTCAAAATAATTCAAAATACGCAAAGAGAGTTAATTAAAAGGCGTGCAGATGTTGAAGTAGACGCTTTTAATAGTAAAGATTTAGACGGCAATGATATTAATCCTTGCCAAACATCAAACATCCTTTTAAAAGCCAAACCAACGGAGCAAAATAGCATATTAGGCACGACTAAAGATGAAATTATTTTTAGCTCTGGATTAGTTGCTTTTCCTTCCTTTTTTAATCCAGTTAAAAATATAACTAATTTCGGTATAGAGGACACTTTGAGTTGGTTAGAAAACTATTCCGCTTTCCCTTATACGTTAATTCCACCGATGAATTTTAAAGTATTTAGGGCAAAAAAGACAATTACGGGATTAAAAGTTTTTATAAAAATGACTATTAAAGTGGAGTGGTTATCAAATCTATTACCCGCAAACGCTCAAATATTTGGCTACTTATCAAAAGGATTAGAATCTGACACAATAGCGGATTTTGGCTCTAAAATCTATTTAGGCACACAGTTTTACGCATCACCACCACTAGGGCCTACATCGGGCATATTTATAAACGAGCAAATAATTAACCAATCGTTTGATTTACCTAACTTAAATCAGGGCGAAGTGCTTTACTTTATATTCTTACATGGTGCTGGAAATAGTGGGCAAGGAGTTAAAACCACAATTAACATTGATACGTCTTTTGATTTTACTGCAACCTCTACAGGTATCGATTCAGTAGTTAAAGGCGTTCGATTAATTGACCTGTTTAAGCACAATATCAACTCTATTGGAAATGTTCCTACAATTGCGAGTGATTATGATATAGGTGGAAAAGACTATAATAATTTTGTTTTTAACGGAAAAATGATAGGGCAATTATCGGATATTACTTTTAATAACAAGTTTTCCGATTTGACGAATATTTTGGGAGAAACAAACAGCGGCTTTCAAATTAACCCAGATAAAGTTGAAATATTGCCTTATTCAGACTTTTATACAAATAACGAAATTGGGGTTTTTGATGAATTAGCGGATGAAGAAAATACAACTACATTCGATAAAGACTACTTCATAAAAACCCTTGAAATTGGATTTAAAAGCTCGTCAAAAGGGCGTGAAACCAACGGGCAAAATACAATCGATGACGTACATGGCGAGGGTCAATATTTATTTAGCTCAAAGGTTACGGATGGAAATTTAAAAGTAAACCTATCCCATATTAGAAGTGCATTTATAATCGAAACGCAACGGGAAAGGATTACTAATTCAAGCGAAACGGCAACCTTGCAGTATGATGACAATCTTTTTATTGTCGATGTTGTCGAAAATAGTCCAACGGCTAAAAGCGGATTCGCTGCGTTATTGACCCAACAACAAAATGGAACGGAATTAAAAATATTAGCGACCAATTTCAGTTGGAATTTATTAGGATTTATTTTAAATAGTCAATTTACGATAACAGCTGGACGGAATATTGGAAACTATACAGTGACCGAAATCACTAATAGTTTATTGACTTTAACAGGAACAAGCCTTGACCCTTTTACGGGCTCATCAATTATCACTGTAGAATACTTTTTATCGGGTGTTAATTTCGTTAACCGAACAAATGAAGGCTTTTCATTAATTGAAGGCGTAAAATCGGCAAGCGATTACAGTAATTTGCGTTATTCAATTGGTAGAATTAGGGATAATTGGAATGAATATTTAGCAACGGGCGGGCGTTACCTTCCAAATGGCAACATTTCAAATACCAAACTTGAGCCAAATAATAATTTAATTACCAGGTTAACAACAGAAACAGAAAACGTTATCGACGCTGGAACTATTCAAATTGCGGATATTTCGGACTTAAAAATAGTTGACCCAATTTTACACGAAGTTACCGTATTTGCCTCGTTTGACACGGTTAAAAGTTTTGTTGAGGACGTTCAATCAATTAAAGGCTTCGCACGGGTTCGATTAAACGATAATACGGTAATAAAAGGCTATCCTAAAGAATTGGATTATGAGTACGCAACTCAAAGCCTTACAATGAAATTGCAGCAGAAACACGAATTAAATATAGTTGCGATAAATGGCGAGCAAATTAACGGAATTTTATATAAAAATTATTCTTATAAATTGTTTGAAATTTTTGTAAGTTTGTACGACGTTAATAATGTCCCAATTATTAATCCGACTAGGTTTACAAATATTAGTTTGAACGGTGTTTTATTTACTAATTTAGATACGTTTACGGAAACGATAAATATTATGATAAATGAATGATTTTAGTTTTATAAGATTAGAGCCAACTTTGGAGCGTGCTATTTACACACGTAATTCACCCGTTGCGTCAATCATTCAAAATGATATAATTCAATTAGCTACAAACGAAACTTATTTGCAAAAGACTAACTATCCTGATGGGATTGCGTTTGCTGGAAATTACACCGTTCACGTTTGCGACTGTGAAGGTGTGGAATTGCAAGACATCACTCCAAACGTAGCAATTTATGAGTATATCGATTCTAGTGGCACGCCTCAAATAGCTTTTGAAATAGTAAATATTGGAACGGATTACTACAAAAAGCCCGTGTTATTGAAATTTAACCATACTGTTAGTGATTTTGTGTGGTTTTCAAATCTATTGATAATTTCAAATTATGAACTTAATAAAACCACTAGATTTGATTATCTGACTTATTTAGATGGACGGGCGGACTTTTACCAATCAATTCGTTTAGCGTGTTATTTCACTACTAACAATATGGATAGTAGTTCAAAGCAATACACTTCTATTGATGGGATTGTAAGCACTTCACGGCTTATATTGACCGAGTTTGAAAACTACATATTTGATAAAATAAATAATTTCACATATCGCAGAATTAATCGAATGTTTGCTAATTCAGTCGTTTATGTAAATGGTTATCGAAACACAAATAAGGTAACAGTAGAATCGAATGAGTTGGCGGGTGATACTAATTATTTTAGTATTGATTTTGCTTTGGCGGTGAATTACAGTGAATCTTATAAAGCAGTATTTCAAATATTTGAAGAATTTGAATTAATTGATAAAGCCCCTTTTCAGTTTATTAGCCTTTCGGAACTTCCAGATATGATAACGGGTACGTTTAACAGAAACATTACTTTAGGAGTAGGTCAAGTTAAATTATTTAAAGATGGATTATTTTTAGTAAATTTGGACGTGACCAATATTGTTAATGCTAGTTTTGACGCTAACCTTTTAGGGGCAATAACCGAAAACGGAAATTATAAGGTGGTTTTGCCTTTTGGTTTATTTGTAAGTGACCAAAACGAACGGAAATATTTCGAATGGAGTTTCGAACTTGCAGATGGAGAATATGACAACACAGAATATAATAATGAATATTTAATAAATTAAAATAATGGCAACAAAAGCAAATTTAATAGCGGCTTTAAACGGGTTCATAACAGCGGTTATAACGTCGATAAAGCACCGTTCGGCAAACAACGCAATAGTTGATGAAATCTATCCCGTTGCGGTTATAGATACTGAAATTTTGGAAACTTTAACAACTAAGGCGGTTGCGAATTTTCCTTATAATATTACAGTAATTAAAAGCGGAAACGTTGCTCACATAAAAGGGCGTGTTAGAAATAACACGCCAAACATTTTAATAAGTGCCGCTATTTTCACTTGGAAAGAAAACCAATACAAGCCAAACGCAAACAGCCAAATAATATTTGACGCAGAAACAAGCACAAACGTTAAGGTTAAGTTACTGCTAAATAATGGAGCTTTACTTACTATTGGAGCTTTTGCACCGTCGATATTATTTTACGAATTTGATTTCAAAACCTACATAACACAAGATTAATATGGACGCAGTACAACTACAACAATTTGACGGCAACTATACCGAAAATTTAATGAATGAATGGGGTTCTTTTTTCATTCCTTTTGGGTGGACAAACTTTGTCGGCACGGGTTCAGCCGTTGTTAATGGTGAACGCTCATTTAAGGGTTCAAACTCTTTGAAAATTACAAATAGTTTGCCAAGCAACTTAATTAATGTATGGAGCGGAAACACGCAAGACATTATAAACTTAACCGCTGGAACTTACTTTTTATCGTTTGCAGTTTACAATCCAAACGCAGCAAATATACAAGGGCGTTTAATTGCACAAGATGCATTTAGCACAATTGAAACATTTGAATTTAATTTGAATGATGTTAAAGACCAATGGGTGACTTTTGGACAAGTATTTACGATAGTAGGAAACACTCAATTAAGATTTAACTATGAGATTGAAGGCAACGGAGCGAGTTCAATAACTTATATTGATGCTATAAAAGTAGAGAGAAACGACAGAGGTAACGCTTTACCAGCTAGGTATGTTTTGCCAAAATTGGTTTTACCGATTGTTATTTCATTTACTGAAACAATTAATTTTCCATCCATTTTAGCGGGTGAATTTGCTGATATTAGTTTAGAAGCGATTGGAGCAGTTTTAAGCGATGTGGTTGTTATTGGAACACCTATTTTAACATCCGATTATTTATTCGTTGCATTTGTTAGCGGAGTAGATGACTTAACGATTCGATGTATAAACAGAAGTGCGGTAACTTTAGATCTGCCCGCTGGAGTTTTTAAAATCAAAATTATAAAATAATGGAAACTTTAATAATCCGTAAAAAGTCGCAATATAATTGGTTTCACGAGCCAAGTGATGAGGGTAAATTTCAACTTTCACGCTTTTATATTTCACAAGACGAGGCGGCTAGTGATATATTTCGAATTGTCGAGTTTAGCGGAGCAAGAAGAAACGGATATAATGTTGGTGATATTACCTTAATTGATGAAACTACTGGTACGACAACGACTAATTTTTCAACGATGGAGCAATTAAGTTTGTTGCTTACATCATTGAATTATCCCGCTTTTGAGTACAATTTAGCACCGTCAACGCCTTTCAATTTAGTAGTAGGTGACTTCTTAATTGAATTTCAAAACATAGTTAAGATATTATTTGATGCGGGTTTTACGGTCACAGAAACGGCACCAGGCGAAGTCTTAGTTACGATTGCGGGTGGTGTTGGTAGTTCAACACTTCAACAAGTTTTAGAAGCGGGTTCATACGTCGAAAAGACCGCATCAAATGGTGACCTTTTGATTTACCAAGCGCCTTTTTCTAATGATAGCGATGAAATTATTACAGAATCTTTATCAATTGAAAATGACAATGTCGCTGAAAGAAAAATAACGGAGAGACTATTTTTAGCGGATGGTTTTAGTTTATCTAATTCT